TGATTTTACTTTAGCAATGGCATCGACCCAAGTTGTTGTACCATTCTTTTTGTCCCAATACTGCATATCTAATTGATCTTCTAAAGGAGGATAAGCATCAGCTCTATCTGTTTGATATTTAGTAGCTGTTGCTTCATTATTCAAGGTAACCCTTGCTGCATCTATATTTGATTGAGCTATATCTACTTTATTACCATCTTTATCTAATCCATAAGTTTTAAATGAATCATCAAAAGTGACTATAGAAGGATAAGCTTTAAAAATTGCATCGTGATCCATTAACCTGCTACCTCCATTAAAGTCAAGGTACTTGTTGCTCCATATGTGCTGTAACCTTCAACACCGTTAACACGGAAATTATAAGCGCCACCTGAAACCTTTCCTTGAAGTTTATAAGTATGAGAGCTTGTATCGCCAGGTGTATATAAATAAGAAGCTGTAATCAAACTTACGTTCACTGATGAATTATTAGCATTATTAGAATAATTACAAGCCATTGAAGTACCTGTAAGACCTGAATCTAGACCTGATTGCGTTGGAACAGCAATAGCTGTACTATCCTTTAATAATTGAATAAAAGTTACACTAGCATTCCACCAAGCAGCACCCATAACAACATGGAAAGTAAGTAATAATTTATTAGAACTATCAGCAAGAGTATGCGTAATGGTTAAGCCTGGTATATCTACATAAGATGTACTCGATGAGGTAAAGTAATCTGTTTTAAACGCTTGCTTAATATCAACAATTTTTCCACCTGTTCCCCATCCAAGGTTTCCACTACCGTCTGTTTTTAATAACTGGCTAGCTGAACCATCTGCTACAGGTAGTTTCAATGTTACATCTGCTCCACCTGTTGTACTAGCAGGAGCATCTATTGATACGCTCCCTGATGAGGAGCCGTTTAGTTTTAATGTCATCCTGCTACCTCCAAAGCTATTAATGACGTACCAGCAGTAACAAGATTACCATAACCTGGTGCATAGTTTAAGTAAAGCTCATAACCACTTGCAACTTTACCAAAAATACTATATGTATGAGCACTTGTATCACCAGGAGCATCTAATACAGAAAAGCCAGTCATACCAACCTTATTATTATTAGTAGATTCTGCAGCAGCAACTGCAATTCCTTTAAGTTCTGTACTATCTCTGAATACTGCAAAACCTTGACTATCATCAGAATAATTCATTCCAAAAGACACTTGACCTAAAAGTAAAATCTTGCTATTACTAGCTGTTGGAGTTATCGTAACATCCAAATCTGTAGTAAGTTTAACATAACTAGTCGAAGTAAGTGTTCTTGAAGTATAATCATATGCTTGAGCTGATACCTGGATAATTGATCCTGTTGGCATTGCTGCTGCTGTTAATCCAGCGGTTATACCTGAGACAGTACCGTTTCCATTAATTGTTATTGCCATAATTTATACGATTGTCCAAGTTTCGCCATCACCTACTGTCACTACTACAGCACTGCCGTCACCGTTTCCAGTAGCAGCAATCTCAACAGGTCCAGCAGTCATGGCGTTTTTATTATTAGTTATGGTGTAGTTATAATCTATTGTTGTTCCATTCTCCCAAAATATTTTATTAGTTCCTCCACCTGTAGCTCCAGCTGCAGCATCACCCCATGATACATCAGTACCATCGGATTTCAATACTGTCCCAGAACTACCTATAGCAAGTGCTGTAGGATCTCCAGAAGCATTACCATAAATGATCTTACCTCTAGCAAGTCCTGCCATCTTAGCAAGACTTACTTGGTTATCAGCTATATGAGCTTCATCAATAGATCCATCATTATAGTGTTCTGAATCTATACCATCATCAGCAATTTTTGTTTCATCAATAGCATCAGCTGTTAAACCTAATGCTTTGACTTGTGTTAGTGCCATTTATAATTCTCCATTAGGGTCTGTTGGCCAAGGAGTGAATTCTCCATCAGCGTATGCTTTCAATGAATCTACATTATTACAACCATTTACTTGTACTTCTCTAGCATTACAAGCTGTTCTAACACCATCTCTATAGATTTGTATGGTATCAGGTATCTCTGTACCTTTCTCAGCTTTACGTGTTACATACCAGTCATATTTAGATAATAAAGTATCTGCAGTATTTTTCTGGATCTGTAACCAAGTTCTTTTTAGTTGTGTAAGATCTCTAGGATCATCTACACCCCAATAGAAACGTTCATCATATTTAGCTGGATCAGCTACTTCTGTTATACCTATTGCCTTTTTTTCATCCAACGTAGTTAGTCGTAACCAATTCGCTGGGTAATTTATACCTGCTGATGTAAAGGCGACATCAACTGGTAATGTTTTTCCGTCTAGTTTAAATGCCATTTTTACTCCGCATTAGCATATTTAAAAGGTGTTTCGGCAAAAGCCCAATAAATATAATTTAAACTTCCATCATTTAGAACTCCATCTCCTCCTTTAAATTTAAAACCATTAGAAAGGAAGTCAACAATTTTATCTCCTCCAGTATCAACACCTTCTTGTTGGTTTGATCCTAATGTAGTACTAGTTACATTAACATTGTCAGTATCTCTAACATTATCAAAGACTTGCCATTGTTCAGATCCGCTACTATTATAATGTTTTACACAAAGCCAAGCTGGTTTGAATCCAGTATAAATAAAAGGTCCATCTGTACTTCCATTACCTGCATATGTACCAAAACTTGAATAACCTGCTACTTCTGACCAACAGTAAGCAACATAAGTACCTCCTGATGCGTTTACCGAAACATGATCATTAGGTCTGAATACTGTACTTGTAGGAGGAGTTGAGCTATCAAATATACCTGCTGGTGATGTTTGTTGTCCACTAGTACTGTTTAGTTCTAAATGGGTATTAGCAGGAATACCTGTATGCCAAACACGCCAGTTTGTATTACCAGATCCATCGTCTCTTCGTTTAATTATAATTAATTGCGGTGCAACACCTAATCCATGACCAACTGTATCTGAATCTGTTCCTGTTCCTGTATATTTAACAATAGAGAACCCAGCTGATGTATTAGCACTAACTGTTGATGTTATATCTCCATCATCATTGCTACTTCCAGAAGTACCATCTGCTAACCAGCACCAGGTAAGAAATTTGGCTCCACTAGAGTTCATTTGTGCGTATTCGTTTCCTGAACTACTACCTGGTTGATGTTGAAAACCACCAGCTGCAGAAATTAGATAACCATAAAGATCACCTCGTTCACCACCTTCTGGTGAAGTATATATAGAGGTAAGCATTTGAGTTTGAGCATTAAATCCTCTTACTCTATCTATCCAAAGTACATGGGAATTTCCCTCTCTATATTTATTAACCCATAAATCAGGAGTAAAATCTAATCCATTAACAACTTGAGCACTTGCAGATCCTGTATATAATAAAGTACCGAAATGATCAGTACCTTTTGTAATTGTTGGTTCAGGTAGATTCTTTGTACATAATGCTTTAAATCCTGTTGGTGGTGTATGAGTAAAATCTTGTTGGCCAAAATTAACATGTAAGATATTCGCAGCACTTCCCGATCTTCCTTTTAAATGTAGTTTTACAGAACCATCAGTATTAGAAGCTGATTGTGCTGGTGACATTGCTGTTCCGTCTGAAGGATTCCCACTTAAATACCAAGTGTTATTTTTTCCGTACCAAATCTTTCCTGAACCAACATCATAAGCAACCTGTATAACATCATTATTTGAAATAGCACCTATAGTTTGTGCCCCGCCGTCTGTGGTTAGTTGATAATAAGGAGAAGAATAATACCACCAAAGATAATAACCAGCTATGTTAATCTCTGCATAACCACTAGACGCAATATTTACATTACTGGCGGTAACTTCAACATACCATTTACCAGAAGTTGGAAAATAAATACTACTTTCAGCGTAATTGCTAAGAGAAGTTGTATTTGATGTAAATTGAAGATTTCCATTGCTTATGGTTGCAGGAGTATATGAATTTGAATCATAGGGATCATTATTTAAAGGATTTAAAACTGGAAAGTTATTAGTTGGAGTATCTTTAAATGAATCATTAGTTGCAAAACCACTTTCTGTATAGTCATTACTTCCTGCTGCATCATCTCCTAATGAAGAAGCATTGGAGAAGTCCATATAGAATCCATTTGTACCATGTGATCCTGTATATTCTATAGGAATCCATTGTCCTGTAGTTTCATTTGTTTCACCAAAAGAACTTGGTGTTAAAGCAGATCCATCAACAACATGTAGTTCAGCCATATAACCACCATAATAGTTATATATTTGTGATTGATCAGCCCAAATTCTATTAGCTCCTAAACCATGTTTATCTGTATAATGTAAATATGTATCTTGATTTTGACTTGGATAAGTTTCAGTACCAAAAGCTGTAATTCTAACTCCATTAACATATAACCTCATCCTATCACCTGATGTACCGTTTTCAGTATCAAATACTACAACAACGTGATACCACTGTGCTGGGTCTCTAAAAACCGCAGTAGTTACAAGATGACCATGTACACTACCGATCATAGTCAAAAGACCTATACGACCATCCGTAAGTATATATAGAGAAGTTGATGAAGAGCCACCGCCTCCACCTCCAGCACCATAAATAGTTTGAGCATCATCGCCAGATTTATTGCCTAATTGTGATCGTTTAAGCCAAACACTAATAGTATTAGTTCTTCGATTACTAGCACTTGAAACTGTACGTTCCATGTATGTAGAACTATCAAAGTCAAATCTACAAGATTTTTTTATTTCATAGGCACTAGCCGCACTGGCGCCCATTCGTATATTATCGTTTAATACTCCCATATCACTTCACATCTAAACTAGCTACTGCATGTATCTTATTAGCAGCAGCAACTACATAATCTATTCTGTCTACAGAGTTAGCAGCTGTTGATAATGTTGGTGCAGTACCTCCAGCCCACTTAAAGTCAGCATGATATGCTAAAGTTCTAGAACCTGTACCATCTTGTGTTACAAAGATAGATCCAGATTGACCAGCTACTTGGTTAGTAGGTTGAGCAACAGTACTATTTTCACCTAAAGTTATTTGGAAATTATTACTTCCAGATAAATCTAAAGCTGTAGAATTACTTGAAGAAGTAATAGTAGTTACTTCACCAATAGCTGCAGCATTAAAGGTTTTAACACCAGTAAATGTATTAGCACCAGCAAGCGTGACTTCAGTAACAAAATCTAATGTACCATCACCGTCTTCATAGGTTACTGTAATACCTGTTTCAGTATTACCAGTGACCATACCTCCTACAAAATCTTCTACCTGCTCTTCTGTTAGTTGAGTATTAGTATTAGTTGTATAACTAGGTACGACCCATTCCATACCATTAGAGGTATATTTAAGGAATTTATCAGTACCAGTAGGAGCTGCATGTATATCTAATTTAGCTTCATCTATAGTATCATCAGCTATCTTAGCATTAGTTACAGCACCAGTATTTATCTTAGCTGTAGTTACTGAGTTATCTCCAGGGGTAGGTACTGTTACAGAAGAACCTATCTGTACTATAAATACACTAGAACCACTAGCTAAGTTTGCACCAAATATAATTGTATTCGTATCTACTAATGCAAAGCCTTCAGCAGGCGCACTAGTACCAGTATTAGCTTTCTGTATAACACCATCTATACTAACAAGTAATTGTGCTGCAACACTTACATCAGCAACTGCACCTGAATTACTAGCTTCTCTTAAGTCATATGTAGCAATACTACCGTCAAGAGTTGGTGCTCCTGTACCACCTGCAGGACATAAGAATAGTAATTTAAACTCACCTGTAGATGCTACTTCACCCCATGTAGATCCATCATGGACATACATTTTATTGGCAGTTTGATCATAGAATAAATCTCCATCATCATTAGATGAGTCTCCATCTGATGTTCTATTAGTAGCTGTTCTATATCTATTACCAAAGTCTTCTATATCAGTACTTAAATTGATTAAGTCTGCTTCTTTAAGTGTAGCTTTATGGTAGTTATATATCTGACCTGAACCAGTAGACTCAACCATCATAGCAACACCAGCTGCAACAGTTTTGCTATAGAATTGAGAATTTATACCATTAATAGTTACAGTTGAGCCACCTACAGTTCTACCTGTAGTACTAACACCAGATCCATTTACAACAAGTCCTCCAGCATCTGCAATACTAACTATAATACCGCTAGCTGGTTGTGTGTTAGGGAATGCAGCATCAGTAGTGATAGTTTCAAAACCACCTACTGTAGCAAGCTGAGTACTAACATAATCAACAACAGCTCCTGAAGTTGGGTAGTGAGCATCACTGTCTGATATAGTTGTGTGAACGCCTTTACCGTCACATACTGTATTAATTTCAGTAAGAGTAGCAGCAAGAGCAGTCCCGCCCGCCAAGACAGAAGCAGTACCTGACTGCATACCAGCAAGCGTTGTGAGTTCAGCATCGGCAATATGTTCAGTTCCTACGGCATTATCAGCTATTAATCCACTTGTAATTGCATCAGCTGCAATCTCAGAAGTACCTACAGTACCACTAGCAGCAGCAGTTAATCTACCTTGTGCATCAACAGTAATATCAGCAGCAGTATAAGATCCAGCAGTTACAGCTGTATTAGCTAATTTATCTGCTGTTATTTGATCATCAGCAATATGAATAGTATCTATTGAACCATCAGTATAATGTTCAGAATTGATAGCATTATCTGCAATCTTAGTACCATCTATAGCATCAGCTGCAATCTTTGCAGTAGTAACTGCATTACTTGCTAAAGCTGTAGCATCTACAGACCCAGCTGCATAATGCTCTGCATCTATAGAATCAGCAACTATGTGTTCCGAATCAATAGAATCATCTGCTATCTTTGTTCCGTTTATAGCATCATTAGCTATATCAGCTGTAGCAATTGTACCATCAGTTATCATAGATGAGGTTACAGCTCCAGTACTACCAGTCGTTAATACTGTACCTGTCTCATTAGGTAAGCTTATAGTTCTATCAGCTGTAGGATCAACTACTGTTAATCTTGTTTCATAAGCATCATCTGTAGCTCCTTCAAATATAACATCTACATCTTCTGCCATAGTCATATCTCCGACCATGGTACCACCAAGGTTACTTAGATATCTAGCACTAATCTCTTGTGTCGAATATAAGTTCTGTGTGAAGTTATCGTTCAGGTCTTCCGACTTAATAGCTGATCCTGCATAGAATGTAGCTGTAAGCGCATCGTCACTCGTTTCTCGGTATATTTTGATTTTGGTGCCATTACCTGGCGCAGTATTAAATTGTAATGTCGTTGCAGTTGGAAGGGTGAAAGCTGTTGTTACGGTGGCATCAATTTGAGCTTTTATATCTGCAGACTTAAGATATGGAAATGTAAAGGAATAGGTGGTGGTAGACCCGTTCCCAACGTATGAGTTTTGTGTAACAGCCATAGTATGTTATTTAGCCATTTGTAATAATTGTCTAGTTTCTAATTCTTTTTTTTGTAATTCCGCAGCTCTAGTTACATCACCACGTTTCATTGCATCATTAGTTAAGCTTTGATGTAAAATAATATTAGCAATATCAGGTCTATCATTAAGTAACCTTTGCTCTGCTATCCATTGTGCATCTTTTACTATCTCATTAATCTCACTAATAACTGGTAAATCATCAGAATCTAGTTTAATTTTGTCATTTTCTAAATCTGATCCACTAGCACGATGGAATCTTAATTGACCCATTTGCTTATTTAATTCTTTATTATTCATCAATTTCTTTATCTTCTTAGACATGTTCTGTTCTCCCATATATTTATGTATAAGTTTACGTTCAGCAGTACTATACTCATATGAGCCAGAAGAATCTTTATTTAACTTATGAAGACCATTCCATCCTGTGTTACGTAACCATACTCTCCAAGGTTCTTCAGTATGATTTACATTAACCTTAGTAACAGAGTGAATAATTTTAGCAAATGGATCATGTATATCATTAATAGGATCACCTGTCCAAATATCAATTCTTTCATCTAACATCATATTAGCGAAAGGAAGCTTATTTGCCATGTATTCCCAGATTTCACCTTGAATATCTTTCTGACTTGTAGATATTGCATCAGCTAATACCCCTAAAGCACTACTATTTGGTATATAAGATCTAGCTGTATTAGCTACAAGTCTATTCCACTGTCCTAACTCATTATTTATAGCAGCAATTAATGGTTCTATACTTTGTAAAGGAGTCTCATTTAAGAAGTTAGCAGCTAAAGACCATGTTAATTTATCAAACCAATTAGCTAACATAGGCTCTTCTATATCGGCAGCGTAGTATGCTAAATCTCCTATAGTAGATAATGCCTGCTCTACACCTGGTATTCCTTGATAAGGCACCCATTTACCAGCTATTCTTATTTCTTTAGGGATATAACCCATTTGATCTCTTTCTTTCTTTCTACGGTCTGGACTATAATGACCATTACCACGTATATTACCATCTAGAGCATAGTTCCAAAGAAGTTTAGATAGACCAGCAGCAAAGGCTACACGACCTATATATTCATTCCTTAAGTTCTCAAATAAATGTTTAGCACCAACATCATTTATACTGGCACCATGTTCAGCTAATGCAGCTGCTATTTCATCATCAGTTCTAGCCCATATAGTTTTACCATATTTGGTTTGTAACCCTGGTATAACTTGAAGAGGAGTCCAAGACAAAGCATGTTTAAGATCATTACTCTGTGTTCTAGGGAACATGAATATATGTCTAGATATAGGTACAGCAGTAGTAGCTTGATTAAGCCAAGACGCTACTCTATCATCTAGGTTAAGTGTTATTTCACCAGAGATACCTTTTAATGCTGAATCTTTAATTAAACCATTTTCATCAAAGAAGTTTTTATAATGTTTCTTTTCAGCTATAGCTATTTTCTTCCAATCAGCAAAACCAAATTCAGAGAATACATCATCATAAGCTCTTATTCTAGATAATTGGTGTGCTACATGAGTCCATGCATAAGCATCGGGTCCAGTAAGACCAGTCATACCATATCGCATCCAAGGGGCTCTAGCTAAGTCCCTCATACCAATAACAGAATCAAGTAACATTATCTTACCATTATTACCTTCTGCTTCCCAAACAGGTCTCATCTGCTCCATTAGATCCCACTTAGCAGTATCTGTTTTTTTAATTGCTAAGTCTTTTCTATATGCTTTAAGCATTAGTTCTGGATCTTGATGAGCTTTCTTCATCATACTCCAAGCGTCAGTAAGTGCTCGTCTATTAGTTTCAAACATAGCACCATTATAATACATGGCTCTTCTGAATGAATCGAATCCATCTAATGGACCCCATAAAGCACTACCCATTATTTGAGTAATAGGTCTCAGAGTTAATTTAGCAGTTACATCTAATCCTGCCCTAAATGCAGATAAACCAGATAATACATTATTAAATACTACACCGAAAGCATTCCTAGCAAAGAGATTCATTTCTCTTGGGTTAGGACTTATAATCATTCCTTTTGGTGATATCTGATCTGATGCCCATCTCATTAATTTAGCTAAACTATCTACATCACCTTTAGTATAAGCAAAGGCATCCATTAAAGGACGCATAGCTAATGGATTAGTTTTAGCTAATTGTTTAAGTTCTTTAGTTAATTTTAAATTAGCCAGATGTATTTTATTCTCTCCTTTCTTGAATTCCTGAGTAAGTGTTTTAATAGTACTTTCAAAGTCTGCAGGAGGGAGAGCATCTGCCCAATCTTTATTTTTAAGTTGCCAACCAGAAATATATTTATTAAGAGCATACTCATCCATTAAGAATTGAAGCTTATCAATAACAAGATCCATTCCTTTCTGATCATCCATAAAAGGTTTTAGATCTTGAACAGCTTCGGCTAATGTTGCAGCTTCTCTACCCATGGTATCCATTACCCTAGCAGAATTCATTGCAATATCTCTTCCTAAGAATCTATCAACTAGATCACGCATAGCAAATGCAGCACCTCTAGCTTGCTCTTCAGTAATATATTCTACTTTTAATTTACCAGAAAGAAGTGTTTTAGTATCTTTATAATCTAAGAACAAACCTCTTAGGTCATCCATATTTTCTGCAGCTATGATGCTTGTATAGACATCAAAGGCAAGTGCATCCATACTCTTTTTAGTGAATCTGAATCCATTTACTAAAGCATCAAATCTACCTAAATCTCTTGCTTGTTCTGCTACACCCATAACAGCATCACGTGAAGTAGAGCCTACCATTAGACCCTTATTTCTCATAGATTCTGTTATAACAGGTGCAGGATCACCAGTTGATTGTCCAGCTTTAATAGCAGCAACATCTGCTTGGTTACGTGCTACATTACCTGGAGGTACATCAGGTTTTGTATTCTGTGATATAGGAGTTACATCAGGATCAAACTTATCTGGAGTTACATCACCTCTAGCTATTTTACCTTTAGCAGCTTCATCTACTTCTCTAGCAGCAGAAACTTCTTGTTGTCTTAAAGCTTCTTCAAAACTATCTATACCGCCCATTGAGTCTTTTAATGTTTCTAACTCATCTATTAACTGGGCTTCAACTTTTCTAGATAATTTCTTTGTTGTTAAAGCATTATTAATTTCTTGAATACGAATGAGTTTATCTGGATCAGAAGCTCTTGATAGTTCTCTAGTTTTATATGCTGCAGCTGTATTATCTAATGGTTGGAACCAAGATAAACCTTTAGCACCTTTACTGATTTCAATCCAAGCTCCTAGCATTGTAGCAGCTCCAGAGAAAACAGTATTCTCTAGCATATTTTTATACTTCCTTACTTCAGGAGAATCACCATCTAAAGTTCTAGCCCATTCAGGTATTGGCAGCCATCCCTTTGGACCAAAGACACCAGGGAACCCTTCTGCCATAGCTTGAGTGATAGTATTTTCATATCCTTCATCACTAAGACCTATAATAGCAGCATCTGTAACACCATATGCACCAATAGCTGTAGCTACTTGTGTTAATCTAGGAGCATTAGCAAGCCCCAATTTACCTAACTGAGTAGTAACAGCACCACCAGCCCATATAGAAGGCAGTACAACTGAAAGAACGTTTCTAATCTTTTGAAGTTTAGGATCATCAAATTCTGTTTTCCTATCATACCAATTATCTATAGGTGCTGCACCAGGTAAATTACCAACTGCATCCATAAAGAAATCAGTCATAGCTATACCAGGCACTGATAACCCTCTAAATGTGTTATTTAGATTCCCAATTAAGTTATTAGCTCCAGGATAGAATCCACCAGTATTTCGTTCATCTTCTTTTATTTCATCTAAGGTTTTACCGTAGTGTTCTAGGTAATAGAGTTCTTTCTTTTTAATTCTATTAGGATCATTTCGATCCATATTATACCATTCATTATACTGGTCATCCATCTGTTGTTGAACATCAGGAGTTGGTTTAGATTCTGGTACGTTTTCAGTAAACTCAGTTGTTTGAGTTTCAGCTTGTTGTTGGGGTGTTATAGAAGGCAGCTGATCCTTCTCATCATCATAATGACTAGGCATAATATTTAAGAAGGATAAGGTACAAATTCACCAGTTCTCCAGTCAAACCAATAACCAGATAACTCTTTATCTAATCTTTTAATAGCTTCAATAGTATTATCAAATTTAACATTATTATTTTCTAATAATTCATATGTCAAACCATGGTCAGTTGAAAGACCTTCCAGTATAGATTGATCTGGATTCCAGTATGCTTCATATTCTGGATTAGGTTCTCTTCCTCCCCACCATTTTCTTATATATGGTTTCATAGGAATAGATCCTGTAGCATTATATATGTCTAATGCAACACCAGCTGATACTTTATCTACATTACTAAATTCTCCAGGTAGTTCCCATTTAATATTTTTAGCTTTTCTTTCTACTTCTGCTGCAGCATTTGGTTTAACAATAAATTGATAATCTCCTTTACCTGTACCTTTAGTACCTAAATTAAATAAATCATTCCATACTTGATGTTCAGGTATATTATAAAGCTGGGATAATCTTGTTATATTTTTATTACCAGGTAATGGGCGTCCACTTTCTAAAGATCTATAAGCTATATCTATTTCATCATTCTCTACAATATAACCGAAACCCTCACCATGCTGAATTTCCGCATATGAACCGTCTTTTAAATTAGGACTAGTCATGAATCTTGTCATGTTCTCTTTAAATGTTTCCCAAGTATGTCCATTTTCAACGGCTCTCTGATGCATCCAGTCTAGGCTCATTTCTACTTCTTTTCCATGATCTTCATCATGCCAATTTAACCATATCATGGCACCGCCTTCTTCAACAGGATCTCCTCTTCTAAAGATTCCTACTCCCTGTGCTCCGTCATCTACTAGTTGATTAGTTATTTTAAAAGCTTCCTCTAATCTTTCAGATGCATCAGTGAACTCTTTAGTTAATTTTTCAGAGAAAAAGTTATTCCAAACATTAACTTCATAGGCTTTGATAGCATCTGCATTTGAATCATGCCTTGCACTATTGGTAGATTTTAGTTTATCAAAGCTATTAATCTTTGTTGTAGCTTTCTTTGTTATAAGTTTAGTAACATCACCCTTACCTTTAATCTGTTGAACTGCTTGAAGTTTATCATGTAGTCCAGCCATAGCATTTTGTTCTACCTGGCTTAAACTAGACCAACGGGAATTAAATGATCTCCAATTACCCTTCTCTGCATCTTGCTGTAAGAACATTTGGGTAACCCAAGGAACTGTACTCTTAGGAGCATACACAACATCTTTCCATAAATCTTTTAAGTAAAGATTATCTTTATTTTGTTGTAGTAGATGTATCAGTTCTCTTCTACCTGCATAATTATCAGTAGGATCTTTGATATCAATATAGTTTTCATTCTCAGAATTTAGTCTAGCTCTTATATCTCCATTAACTTTTAATTGATCAGTTTCAACTACTTCAGCTGCTGCTGCTTTCATTTTTTCAACCTTTTTTAACCAGATATCTTTATTAAGAGGATCATTATTAATACCATGCCTGTCTTGCCAAGTAATAGGTTTAGCACCTGGTTCACTTAATGTATCCAGATCATATGTCATACTATTAAATAGTTTCTTAGTATTAATACCTTCTTGAGCTGCTATTAACTTATTAGCAAGTACAGAAGCTGCTGATAAATTAGAACCACCACGATCATTCATTCTTTGTGGTAGTCCTCCGTATTGACCAGGACGAGTTTGAGCATCAATTGCTTCTACTAAAGCATTGTAAGTAGCAGAGCGTGACAAATGATTACCATTTATATTTCCCAGATGCTCTTCTAGCTTTCCTGTCACAATTTTTTTATCTTCTATTACATCCCAATCTAATTTCATTTCTATTGATTTAGCATTCCCCATAGAAGCTGCTAAATCCATTGCATCCTTATAACCTTTTGTCCTATTACTAATACCAGCTTCTGTTAGCATACCTTTGACAAAATCTTTATATACACCTGGAGCAGTTGTATGAGTTAAGTCAGGATTTAGTTCTCTTATCTTACCCTCAATATATTTCTTATTATCTTGTATTCTTTTAGAAACAACTTTTGAGAATTTAGTATGAAATAAAGATCCTTGTTTTCTTAATGTACGTGCTACTTCAGGATTATCTTGATTCTTTTTAGTATCTAAAGTTATATTATTAGTTATCTTAGCCTCAGTCTCTTCTTCATTTGCTATAAGGCTAGCTAATCCACCATTCTCATCTAATTCTTTTAAAGCTTTATCACTTATTATATCATCAGCTAAATCCCAAGAACCCTTAGCTAAGGCAGCAAAATTCTTAGAAGCTTTAGGTGTTAATTCTTTCCAATAAGCAGCTTCTTTTTCATAGATCCTTGCTTGATCTTGATGTTTTTGAACTTCAGTTCTTTTTCTATTTTGAATAGCTTCTTTTTTATTTTGGTAAATCTTATTCTCAAGAGAATTCAAAGTTTCTTGATTCTGTACTTCATTACGAGCCACATTACCAAGACCCTGAGCGTACTCAGAGTCATATTCTTTTTGGCGAGACTGTTGTAATTTAATAGAATCTATAATTTGATTCTGTTGATTCTTGAAGGCTCCTAAGCCAAGATCACCAAAATCCTCTCTTTTAAATTGACCGCCCTTAGCGAATCTTAAAGAGGTTTTTCTATTTCTTCCCATAGTTATGGTGTAGTTAGATATGTATTAATACCACTAGCTATTGAGCCAGCGATACCTGTTATAGTTGTACCCCATACTTGATTAGCAGCAGCCTGTGGAGAGTGATATACTCCTGCTACAGGTGCTGGTCCGAAATCATACTGTCCTATTTCTCTAGGGTATAGGAAATCAGATACAGGTGTAGGTAAGGGTTGAATTGGATCTGGTAATATACCAGGGTCTAACATTTTAGCTCCATAAGCAGCTAAATCTGCTGATGTTTTATCTTGTGCTATTTCTCTCATTACTGAACGCATTTCAGATTGAGCACCAGTAAGAGATCTATTGAACAATTGTACTTGCGTACCGTAGTCTGCAAGTGTGGATTGTTTACCTTTAGCAACACTTCGTCCAGATGAACCTATAGCAGCCATCTGTCCTTTTGCTTGAATCATTTCAATATAAGAATCATTCTGATCATATTTTGATTCAGCTTCTATTTCTTCTAATTTTCTATATTCATCATCTCTAGCAGTTCTAGCAGATAATTCATTTATAGTTATTTGTTGACCATAAATTTCATTTGACTTAGCATATTGAGTATCTAAAGAAGCTTGTTCTTTATCACGAATCATTAAGTCATAATTATATCTATTTAAGTTACTAGCATTTTTCCAGTCAGCTAATTTCTGTTCATTAGCTGCTTGCATTTCTACAGACTTAACAGCCTGTTCACGATCAGCAAGAACTTTATCAATGCCCATCTCCCAAAGTTCAGTATCATATTTATACTGAGAATCGGTAGCAGCATTCTGTGCTTGAGCTTGTTGTTTTGCAGCGTCTCTCTGTTTTCCACCTCCAATAATATTACCAATAATACCAACTGCAGGTGCAATTAAAAATTCCCAAAAGTTACTTTCTAAACCACTAGCTGCTAATTCTTTATCTATAAGTCTATGTCCTACACCTTTAGGACGCATAGCTTCTTCGGCTTCATTCCATGGTGTACCGAATTCATTCATCATTTGATGCATATTATAACCTCTTATAGAACCGTGGTGAATAATTACCTTCCCACATCATTGAGTTTAAAGATACAGGGAATGGTGAGTCATTAAATAATCTCACTTGAAAGTTTTCTGTTTTTTGATGTATAGGTAATACAAATACTGATTGCTCTGATAGGGCGATATCATTAGCTAAATAAGTATCTGCTATTTGAGTAGGTGTTAAGTTATACCACTCGTCTAAGTATATTACTATATCATCTGCACTATATACTATAACTCTAGCACCTGTTGTAACTGCAGCAGGGGCTCCAGTACCATCAATGAAGATAACATTCTTACCTGTTATTCTATAATGTGTACCTTCTGTTTGAGTAGTATATAAGTTAGTACCATTACCAGTTTCTTTTAATACTTTTATCTTAGTAACATCTGTTCTATCAAATGTCCAAGTAAAGGTAGTAGCACCAGAACTAGCTGTAAATGTTTGAGAGGGAATAGAGTTAAGTCTAATAGTTGTATCATTAACAAAAGTAAATGCAGTTGATACAATATTATTTATTCTTACTTTTACCTGATCTCTATCAATATAATCTATATCATCATTAATAAATGGGAAATCAGTTGTAGTATAATCACCAGTATAAGTCTTTTTACCTTGTCTTACACCAGTAGATTTAACTTTAAAACCCATCACACCTGAAAGACCAACAGCAAATTTCATTCTTGCTACAGTTAAAGCAGCACTATGATCACTTTGAGTCTGTGCATCATCTAATCTAAAGTATGTTTTAGGTAAGATTACATCAAAGTCATATTTCCATCCTACGATAACATCATCTTCAACACTTGTTAAATCTTTACCTACAACTTTAAAGTAAGGATCACCATCATCTGTTACTACAGTTGGTGTAGTAGTGAAACCAGATTCAATGAACTGACCTGTAGCTGTAGTACCTTTAATAACAATAACAGGTGTTAAGCTAGTGATATTATCCCATGGTATAAAACATTTAGAGAAGTCATTAGTAGCATCATAATCTACTTTATTATTAGCTGCTACATTACTAGCAGAAGCATAGAGATCTATACAAGGATTAATTTTTTGACCTTGGTTACTGACAATAATAGCATCTTCTGGACTCTGACTTAAACTTGATTTACTTAATGTAAATTGTGTACCTTGTTTAGTGACTGCAAATAAATCATCTGAGTCAACAAATATTGTTTGAACATTTCCTGGTAGTTGCCAATTAAACCACGCTTGTATTAGGTTCTTTTCTCCGTCATTATATGTACGATAGAAATATACCTTGTCAGAAGATTGACTTGACAATGCGAGGAATTGATTCTGAGGGCTAGCAATGAACGTATCCACTGTAGAGGGTACCCACTCATTCACGATTCTTCCAACGTCTAATACTTGAGGGTTTTCATCCTGACCACGTGTGGCCATACCAAATATACGAGTGTAGCTTGGCGTTTTACTTAAGAAGTTTATATGTGTTCCTATATCTACTGGATCGATTTCTGTATCTACTTCATAGTTAGAGAGTGCTCTGATCGTAGTCTTTGTTGGTGTTAAAACCATATCATCAGCTGACATGAGGAATTGCTGATTCTTACTGAAGAGTACTAAGCCCTGTGTAGTAGGAATCACCGCATGTAAAGCTGCAGGTCTGATTGTTGAACAACTTAAATCGACTGGATCTGCATCTGTAACTGTTTGAGCAGATTCAAAATAGAAATTAAAACGTTTACCAGCTCTTCCCATTGATACGTTATCTTCTGATAAGAATCCTAATCTATTATTATGGAAGAAGCTTTGTTGAATTTTATTACCTAAGAAACTAGGATGTTCATTTGTTACATCATCACCTACTAATCTATCTGTCCAAGTAACTGCTTTAAATGTAAAAGCATTGGTACCAGTATTGACTAATTGATGAGGCATAGTAGAAGCAGTTAAGCCTGGGGACTTACTAGGATCTAAAGTTTCTGGCCATGAACCTGGTCCAGATGTACCATCATTTGCTGAGAATTTAACCCAGTATGAATCTTCATCTAACTTAGCAGTATTTATTATTTTAACTGTATGATTATTGAAAGACTCTAGTGGTAATTCATCTATACCATCTACTTCATCTTGAAAGACTCTGATAGAATCTCCTTGAGGACCACCAGTTGCACTGATAGCAATAGCAGAAGCTTTAGATACTTGTAGTGTAGACTTATATTTTACTACAGTTATACCTGATATACTAGCAGCATCTATTGAGGCTTTAATTTTAGTTAAAGCATCACTATAAGTATCATCACTATCTGTAGTTGTAGTAGTTGTGTTACCATCAATGATAACAGTATAAGTATTACTGAATGCTGATCCACTTAATACAAGTGTAGCTTGTTTATTAGCTACATAGCTGGGATCAGCTTGTTTAGTTATAGTTATTAAATTATTTGTAATTATAGATGTATCTTGTAAATTTAGTATATGGTAATTTGTACGAGTACCTGTAAGGTAATTATAATCTGTACTATTTTCAGTTACAGTACAAGCTGCACCTGTAGTAGCATTCCATATAGCTATAGTTCCGTGAGGACCATCTCCTGGTTTAGGAGTAATACATCCTATATATTTATTTGTAGCATCCCTGGCAATATAGAACCATTTACAGGAATCATATGTAGTACCAGAACCTAAGTTAGCAATCCATTTAAAGCCTGGTCTTTTAGTTAAACCAAACGTAGGATCAGGATAACCATTAAGACACTCTCGGACTTGACCTGGAAGTTTCTTATCATCAGATTGTCTAGATACTCCACCTAAATAATTATCAATTCGTTGAGTTACAGCAGGCATTATCTTTTAAGTGCTTGGAAAGGTTGATAGCTTTGGTAGAAGTTTTGCTGTCCTTGTGGGTGTCCAAAGAAAGTATATTGACCTTGTTGTGTTTCATATTCTAAGGCGGTTGCTCTTGCGTATGCTTCTTGTTGTTGTAGCATTTGGTATTGATCTGCATTACCTATAATTCTTTGAGACACAAGAGATGCCGTTCTTGATACGATAAAGTTCTGTATGGGTTCAGGTAAATCTACCCAATCAAATTCCCATGTAATATCGCATTCAACATTATCTCCTGATATTTTTGATAGATCATATGTGTGGTTATGTCTGTCATATAATTTACCATTACGTCTTACGCAATCGAAATCTGAATTAGAAGAGTTATCAGTAAGTTTAATTTGCAGCATATTAGCTGGTATTACTATTTCATTATTAGAATCTCTAGTTATTTCATAATGGTATTCTTTATTAAATGTCCAGCCTTCAGATTGTATTTCTTTTGATACCTGTAATAACGTATCGTATGCAATCGCAACGTCAGGGTTGGTTGTGTCCAACGTGGTTACAGGAGCCTGTCCACATGATGACAATATCTGATTTATAGCTGGTAATTCGGCAGTGGCATTAGTGGTTGGAAAAGGCATAATATTAATATATAAAAAAAGAGGACTCCGAAGAGTCCCCATAAAACGTGCTTAGAATGCAGCGTTACCAGAAGATCCGGCAGCAGCACCAGCGACTAGTTCAACAGCAGCAGCTGGGTTGAGGTAGTCAGCTCCCATTGCGAGGCGACCTAAGATCACATCACCTTGGTAAACGACTGATACATCCCCAGAAGTTACTTGAACTTGTGGTCCGATTGCTTCTACGCAACCAGCAGCTTCCTTCTGGAATATAAGTCCACAAGAGTTAGCGAATTCTGTCTCTTCACCATACTCATTGTTGATTCCAGTTACGTCAGCTGCAGCATCTTCTACTGCTTCACCAACGAATGAACCTACATTACCAGGAGATGTAATCCCAGGGTTTGTAGCAGAAGCTGAACCATACTTAGTACCATATGTACTGAAGAATGGAATGTTCATTGATTTGTAGATTTTGATACCAGCAATCTCGATGATGCCGTTACCTTTTTGTAATGAGTCACCTTGCTCATCACGATTAACTAATCCATTAGAACCTACAGCTTGGATTAATTCGTAGTACTGTCTCGGGTTAAGTACACCTACACGACCTTCAGAGCTAACGCCCTTCTCGTCTAGTGCAGCTGCAGCATCATAGAATGCATTAATTAGAGAAGCAGATACATAAGCATCAGATGCCTGGTTGTTAGTACCAACACGGATCTGTGTTCCACCTGGTTCTACGAAACCAGACTTAGTAATTGGAGAAGCAGCTCTAGCTCCACGTGCAATAGCACGGAACACTAGTCTGTCATACTTCTGAGCAAGAGCATATCCAATCTTCTTGGAAATCTCACCACGTAACTCATAGTGGGCAAGTGTCTCATCTAATTCATAAACGAATGCACTTGAGATTAGCAGATCGTCAACCGTGATGGTCTTCTCTGCTACTGGAGGTGCACCGTCGGAGTTACCTAAGATACTTTGACCGGGTACATGGTACTCAGCTTTTGTGTGTCCAGTGTAGATGAACTGTAATGATTTCCCATTCTTTAGGGTTCTCTTCATCACAAGGTCTCTAGCAATTGCGTTATGCTGGAAGCCTTTAAACATCTCACCACTAAACAGCCTTAGATATAATGCTCTTGCATCACCTGTAGAGTTGGATTGTCCAGCTCTGGTCAGCGAGGCATTACTATGGGTTGCCTGTTGGGCCATTGTTAATTAAAAAAATAATATATACGTTCTTCAGCTGAAAATTTTTTGATCAGTTTCTTGTGGTCTTTCCCACCGTCTAGACGGCAAAGGGTATCCGACGTATCGGGCCAATGCCAATTAGGAAGAAGTCCTACACTGAGGTGCTTCTTCCCTATTATGATATAGAACGTGTGACCATTCTACAAATAGAAGAAAGGATAGTAGTAAGAAAACTACTACCCATAATTCATTTATCTTATTCACCTAATAGAGCTTCCTCAAGCGATTGAGGTTCCCATTCGTCTTCTTTATCTACACCTGGAGGCTGTTGATCACTAGGATTAGTGTCAACTTTCTCTGGTTCAGGTGAGATTTTTGTAACGAATGCAGGTGAATGGGTAGCTTGTTGTGACATATTTAGAATGAATATTTAGCACCTATTTTAGTGCCATATGCTGTATCGGTTGTCTCATCAGTTAAGAATGATACTTCACCATATACACCTAGCTTCTCTGTAGCAGCTATGGATGCACCAAGCTTGCCTGAGAAATCTGTGTTACCATCAGCACCATCGGGTGATGTGAAAGCTGGTCCACCTTGGATATAGTACCCAAGATCTCCTGCGTTTCCTTCATACCCAATGTGAAGATCGGTAGTACGTGAAGTAAAGTTATTGCCTGTATAAGAACCGTTTGACTCAGCGTTAATATAAACGCCAGCCATTGCAGGAGCTGAAGCGAGAGTTGCCGCTAGG